ATGAACGATACGCTCACGCTTGCGCAAAAAAAAGCCGTCCGCGCAGCCATGGAAGAACGGCTGGCTCTGTACCGGAGCTATAAATACAGCAGCTTCGAACGCCGCGAAGCCCGGGTTACCGCCAGCTACGATCCGCGGTACCACGGGGCGACGAATGCGGTAAGCGATCCGACCGCGCAGATCGCCGTGTACAACGTAAACGAGCAAATGCACCGCGGTTACGTGTGCGATTCCGTGGAAATCGCGCTGAGCCTGCTGCCGGACAAGCAGCGGTCGATCATCGAAACGCGGTATATGCGGCAAAATACACCGACAGATACGCAGGTATGCGATAGGCTGAGCATGTCCAAGGATGCGTACGACCGAAACCGGCTTGCGGCGATGTACGAAATGGCTCTATTTTTGGAAGTGGATTGCGGGTTCGAGCTGACATAGCAGAATAAGCAGGCAGTAAATAGACCGTTCTCTGTTCGTGGGAGGCGGTTTATTTTTCTATATGCGGCTCTGCTGGGGAAATACACTGAAAAAAAGCCGGTGTTTCCTACGCTAAGGAGCACCGGCTTTGTGTTTTACTTACGTTAGTTAGACGGTAAAATATGTATCCTCGCTTTTCCAGATACTGCGCTGCCGCTTCGGGAGACTCTTTAAATGCGCTACTTCCTGAGGTACGCCGCTGGCAGCCGCCGCTTCGTAGATCGTCATGCCGCCCAGGATAAGTTCGTCCGGCATCAGCAGCTCGACGGCGAACTGATTGGCTTCGCTCTCGATCCGGTCGATCGAAACGAGCGTGTTCCTGCGAAGGAATGGCGTATTCACCTTGGGGTGAAGGAGCACGTGACCGAGCTCGTGCGCGCACGTAAAGCGCTGGCCGGATTTATCCAAGCCTTGGTTAATATGGATGAAGCGGATTCGTTTGTACGTGCTGAAGTAGCCGAGAACGTTGCCGAGCGGCTCAAAGAGAACATGGATGTTTTTCTGAGATGCGATTTTGAAAGGGTTGTTCGTTCCGTACTTTTTAATCAGTTGCAAGGCTGCTTGTTTCGAATTTCGCATCTGCTTATCTACCCCCGTACCGATTTTATTTTCGATATTTGTTCGGGGTAAACTTCTGTTTCGCTAACTGCTTGGCAAGCCGCATGGAGTTCTCTAGCGATATTCGCAGCAATTCTTTACTCTCCTCATCCAAGGTTTCGCCGTGAAAGGCAAGTGCTTCATCAGATTCAAGATCGCTGAGCATTCGTTCAAGATCCCGGGCGATGTCCTTCTCTTCTTTGGGTGTCAAGGGAGATGCGTCCCGCTTTTCCTCCATGGCCGATACGTTCGGTGAAGGCTCGTCGGACAAGCCCAGAAGGTAGTCCGTCGTCACTTGAAAATGGGCGGCGAGCTTGCCGGCCATATCGGCACTCAGCCGTTTTTTTCCCCTTTCGATCTCGTAATAATATTGAGGCGTAATGTTCAACAGTTCGGCGACAACGGTCCCCGCCATATTCCTTGCTTTTCGAATGTCCCGCACCCGATTCCCCATAAGACATTTCACCTTTTCTGAACTGGCTTTTTAATAGAAGAACATTTGTTTCCATTATATCAGCTTTTAGCTTAATAATCAAGCATTGGAAAACTGAAAATGAAGAAAACGGGAGAAAAATTAAGCAAATAGTTTGTTTTTTGGATGTTTTTATGCGATAATTAATCTATACGATTAAATAGAATGGTTGTCATTTTGAAGCTAATAGCTTATTCTTAGTTTCGTAAAACGAACGATAGGCTAACGAATGGAGGCGCCTCGAATATGACGAATCACGTCCAAAACCTCGAATCTGCAAACGCGGCTCAACCGGCGAACCTTGTAAAGGAGCGGCGGCAGGTTGCCGCACCGACGGCGAAGAGCAACAAGGCGGAGCAGGCTTACAGTGGGCAAGCAGGGCCTTGGGAACCGCGTCAACCGGTAACTTTGGAGATGATCCGGACGAAGTTTGCCGGGCTCGTTCAAGCCGGACGTCAAAGCGAAATTCGGGTGCTCCTCCGGCACTATGGCGCCGAACGACTGCCGGACGTTCCGACGAAATATTTTGACGAGCTGCTCCACGCGGCGGAAAAGCTCGGGTGAACGGTGCTGCAAGTTTAAGCTGTAAGTTTGATCGGACATGCTTCCAGAGAATGACGAGAGGGGAACAAACCGGAATGATGATGCTTAATCTCGAACAAAACTACGAAAAAATGGCTATAGATCAGCTTCGCGGATATAAACGGCTTGTCGGACGCATCAAGATGCTTGAGAAGTACCCTGTCAGCGGCGGGATGCGGCTCGGCACAATTGTTCAGGATGGTCAGCTGCAAGACCTGCACCGGCAATGGCGGAAGCTGGCGGCATCCGGCGCAGACCATGAAGCGCTTCGAAGCACAGAGGCGAAAATCAAGGCGGTGTTGGAAGGGCAGTTGGGTACGTCGGACGGCTATCAGGGGATATTGGCGCGGGTAAGCGAGTTGGAGGAGCTGGGACGGCAAAAAGAGCAGATGGAGCAAGCCATGGACGCTCTGGGCGATTTGAAACACGAATACGCGCAAGTGCTCAAATTATTGTATGTGGATGGAAACGAGCCGCATGACATCGCTTGCGATCTGGGCATCTCCCTATCCACCTTCTACGGATGGAGACGTAAAGCGTTGAAGGAATACGGAATATTGATTAGCTAGAGTCGCAGCGGTCTGCGGCTCTTTTTTGCGTTTATGGGTCTGCTTGACCAGTTCGGCAAGATTCGCATGTGCTATAATGAAGCTAATTTTCAATAAAGAGGAAATGGGGAGAAACCGATGCTTCAGCAGGATTTGGCATTTATTAAAAACGTAAAAATGGAAGACATTCCGTGGCAGCGCCTGATCTCCTCCTACGGACGGGCAGCGGCGGTCCCGCAATGGTTTCATGCGATGGCTCACGGAGATATGGAGGCGCTGGACAATGCTGCCGGGCGATTGGCCGAGGAGCTTGAGCATCAAAGCACGCTGTGGCACGCTACGCCGTTCGGCGTTATTTTTGCGATGCGGATGCTTGGCGAAGCTGCGAACGATTCCGTAAAGCAGGAATTAAGCGAGCAGGAGCGTAAGCGTTTGAGTGCGCTTATCGTCGCGATCCTGAAGATGTGTCAGCCCATTGCGGTTGCGTGCGCAGATACGCTAGGCCATGTAGTGGACATGGAGCCGTTCTCGTCCATCACCGATCTGCTTCATGAAAATGAGCTTTGGCCGGAAGACGAAGAAGAGGACGAGGAACGTTGGGAGGACGATCCCGTCTCCGATCAGACATTTTATAGCTTTGTTTACTATACAGCGCAAATTTTGCTTCTATATAAAGAAGAGATTCGCCGGCTTTGCGATTCGGAGCGCGAAGAAGTGCGGAATGCCGCGGAGGAGCTGTATGCAGAGGTAGAACGTATCGAGGCTGGCGCCTAAGGCTGAACTGAAGGGTCGATGGAATTTCATCGGAATTTCGCTGCAAAAGCGTCGGAATAACCATGGACAACCTTTGTAACGAAGTGCGGTTTTCCCGTGCTATGATGTTAATGTAAGATAATTGTGCTAAGGGGAACACGAACGAAAGAGTCGCAGTGATGCGGCTCTTTTTGCATTCGCTCCGCCGCACAAGATTAGGCTTCAGGGGGAGGGAGGATATGGAGCGGTTGCGCAAACTGGATGGTACAGTTCGAGCAGGCGATTTCCGGAGCACCCTTTGAGGTGTGAGCCGCTGCCAGGCGGAAACGCAAGCTGTGGCAATTCATGAAGCTTTATCCGGCTTCTATCGGGGTGGTGAACGTGGAAGAAATTAAGCAGGGGATTGCGAAACGGCTCAAGGAATTGTTTCCGGCCGCGAGCGTCTATACGGAACAAGTCGAGCAGGGCTTTACGAAGCCTGCTTTTTTTGTTCGGCAAACGGAAGGTGCGCAGAAGCACGTAATGAACCGCCGGTATATCCGGACGGGAACGTTCGACATCGCCTACTTTCCGGTTCCGGGCAGTTCGCAGTTGATTCGCGATTGCGAGACGGTCCGGGATACGTTGTACGAGCGGCTTGAGCTGATCCCGTGGGAAGGTCATACGTACCGCAGCTCAGGCATGCGTTACACATTGGCGGACAACGTGCTTCATTTTTACGTGAGCTTCGAGGTTCATGTGATGCGGCCGAAAGAGGCCGTGCCTACGATGCGAAATCTAGTACAGGAGGAACATATCCGACATGATTAAAAAAGGGACGTCGAAAGCGGCAGCCATGAAGGAAGAGACGGCTGCAGCGCAGGCAGGGGCTCAGGAGAGCTTGCCGGCTTTTACGAAGCAGCAGTTTTTGGAGTCGAAGCTGTTTACAGCGCAGCAGAAAGATTTGCTGAACGCTCTGCTGGAAGATGAGGAAACGTATACGACCGATCATGTCAAACAACAAATCGAACAATATTTGAAAAAGGCGGTGGAATAGATGGCAGGCGGAACATGGACAACTCAAAACAAAGTACGCCCAGGGGTGTACATCAATTTCGAAGGTGAAGGAAAACCGGCCGATGCAAACGGCGAACGCGGGATTATGACGATGGCGCTGCCGCTCGGCTGGGGCGAAGCGAAAAAGGTGCTGACCGTAGGTGCAGGAGACGATGTGAAAACGCTGCTCGGCTACGATATCGCAGCGCCTCAACTGCTGCTGGTTCGGGAGGCTTTGAAGCGCGCCCAAACGGTGCTGCTGTACCGTTTGAATGCAGGGACGAAGGCGGCCGCAACGGTCGGCGCGCTGAAGGTAACGGCTAAGCACGGTGGCGTGCGCGGCAACGATTTGTCCGTCGTCGTTCAGGCGAATATCGACGACAATACGAAATTCGACGTGAAGACGCTGCTGGCCGGTCAAGCCGTCGATTCCCAGACGGTGGCCAATATCGCCGGGCTGAAGGCGAACGACTGGGTCGTCTTTAGCGGCACGGGTGACTTAACGGCAACGGCGGGCGCTGCGCTCACCGGCGGTGCTGACGGCACCGTGACGAACCAGGACCATACCGATTATCTCGGAGCGATCGAAGTGTTCGATTTCCAAACGATGGCGCTCGCATCCGGCGACGCTACGTTGAAATCCGTGTACACGGCATTCGTGAAGCGGCTTAGAGACACCGAAGGCAAGAAAGTGCAGGCCGTGCTGGAAAACTATCCGGCAGCCGATTTTGAAGGCATCATCAGCGTGAAAAACGGCGTCGTGCTGACGGACGGCACCGTTCTGGATGCGGTGAAAGCGACGGTATGGGTAGCTGCGGCTACAGCCGGGGCGCAGGCGAACCAATCGCTGACGTACCAAGCGTACGACGATGCGGTGGACGTGGACATCCGTTACACGAACTCCCAAATCGAATCCGTCCTGCGCGGCGGCGAGGTCGTTTTTGTGCAAAACAAAGGCCGTGCCATTATCGAGCAGGACTTGAACACGTTCAAAAGCTTCCTGCCGACCAAGGGCAAAGCATTCTCCAAAAACCGCGTGATCCGCGTGCTCGACGGCATTGCTAACGATATTAAGCGGATTTTCGAGACGTTCTATATCGGTAAGGTGAGCAACGACCACGACGGGCGCAATTTGCTGTGGAACGAGGTCGTCACTTACCTGAGAACGCTGCAGGCGAATGCGGCCATCCAAAATTTCAATTCGCAAACTGATGTGAATGTCATTCAAGGCCAGGACGCGGACAGCGTATTTGTAGAACTGCACGTCCAGCCGGTGGATTCGATCGAAAAAATCTACATGAAAGTGACGGTGAAGTAACATGGCAGAACAAAAATTGTTACACGCTCGCGATACGATTAGCGGTCAGGAAGGCCGTGCTTACGCAACGATTAATAATAATAAAGAAGAAATGTTCTACGTTAAAAAGCTGGAAGCCAAGGTCGAGAAAGAAAAGGCCGAAATTAAGGCGCTCGGCCGTCGGGGAACGCAAAGTAAGGCGAAAGGCTGGAAGGGCACCGGCAGCATGACGATCTACTATATCACCACGCTTTTCCGTGAGATGATGAACGAGTACATGGTAAGCGGTAAGGATACTTATTTCGATATTACGGTAACGAACGAGGACCCTTCCTCTTCCGTTGGAATGCAAACCGTTATTATTAAAAATGTCAACCTGGACAGCGTCATTATGGCGTCTCTCGATACCGGAAGCGATACGTTGGAGGAGGAAATTTCCTTCACCTTCGACGGTATTGAAATTAAAGATCGTTTCAAAGCCCCTTCCATGAACTAATCACATTAACAGGAGGACATGATTCATGAGCGATTTAAGCGTATTTTTTGCCCAAAATGCAGAAGCGAACACGATTGAGGAAGTCATTATTTCCGAACGGTTCAAGGACCGGGAGGGCGTTCCGGTGCCTTGGCGTCTCCGCAGCATGACGGAGGAGGAGAACGAAGCGGTGCGCAAAGCCGTCACGAAGCGTGTCAAAGGCAAAGGCGGCAGCTACACCACCGAAGTCGACCAGAACGAGTATATCGCCAAGCTGGCCGTGAACAGCGTCGTTTTCCCGAACCTGAAGGATGCGGAATTGCAGCAATCGTACGGCGTGCTCGGCGCCGAGTCGCTGCTGCGCAAAATGCTGCTCCCCGGGGAGTATGCGAACCTGCTCCAAAAGGTGCAGGAGCTCAACGGCTTCGATAAGGATATGAACGAGCTGGTTGACGAAGTAAAAAACTGATCAACGAGGGCGCAGGCGAGGCGAATTACGCCTACTATGCCCTCCACGAGCTTCACATTTTACCGCAGGATCTCATGGCCATGTCGCGGCACGAAAGGGCCGCGATCTACGCCATGATCGACGTACGGGTGGAAAAGGAAAAGCGCGCCCGCGCTAAAAAAGGGTTATGATGAGCGTCTCTTAGGAGGCGCTTCTTTTTAGGTTGTAGAAAGGAGGTAGTGGATGGAATGGCGACGCTTTCCGATAGTATTCGCGTGTACGACAATTTCTCCCTTTCGCTTATTGAGGCCAGGCAAAACATGAAGGGAGCCATGACCGATGCCCAGAAGTTGAACCAGATTCTGTGGAGTGGATTTGACAATCTGGATTCGGTTATGAACAAGGCATTTACAAAAATCGGAGACCGAGCGGAACGACTTGTTCAGGTAGTAGAAAATATGAACGAAAAATTGGAAGCCGGAGCTAAGAAAAGTGGAGGGATGCTTGATAAGATAAAAGAAAAGGCATCTTTGGTTTTTAATCTTGACAATGCAAAGCAACTGGGTAAGATTACCGTCGAGCAAACGATGGAACAGCAAAAAAGAAAAGATATGTTTATTACTCGTACAGGTAATGAAGATCTTGGGACAGCCATGTTCAAAAGGTTCAAAGGTGAAGCCCTAGCGTTGGGAGCCGATGTGAACGAGTACTTATCCAGTTCTTTAACGTTTATGTCCGTAACGAAAGATGCCGATCAGATTACCAGACTTAATAAAATTGCTAATAAGCTGGCAACATTCGACCCGGATAATCAGGGGCTTAAGGCAAATGGTATGGCTGTAAAGCAAGCGTTAAGCGGGGATAATAATTCACTAGCTTTATTAGCTCAACGTTTTGGAATGAGCCAGAAGCAAGTGGATGAGCTAAAACTGGATGAAATTGCAGAGAAGGGTGACTATAACGGATTTATTGCGTCTTTGGAGAAGCTTCTTGAACAAAATAATATGGGTGATCCAGCCTATAAAAAAATGCTAGACTCACCGGTGGAGCAAGTTTCGACATTGAAGAATAATATTAATAACGCTTTTGCTGAATCAGGACAATCCGCGTTTTTTACTGCACTGCTTCCTGTGGTTCGAATGCTTAATAAGGCATTTGAAAATAATGAGTTCCAACCCTTCATAGACGCTCTTAGCCAAGGTCTAGGATGGGTGGCGCAGAATGCTTATGGGGTTCTTAAAATAGTTGCTGACATTTTTGGTTTCATTTCCGCGAATTGGCCAACCCTTGGGCCTATTATCTGGGGGATCGTTGGCGCGATCGCTGCTTGGGCTGTTATCTCAAAAATACAGGCTTTCGCGCAAGTTATTCAAGCCGTGGCTACAGGGGTGGTCACCTTTGGAATTATTCTACAGACGATAGCAACTCATGGATTAGCAGGTGCATGGAAAATTCTTAATACAGCCATGAAAGCAAACATTTTTATTTTAATCGCATCACTTATTGTTGGCTTGATTGTATGGCTTGTAGAGTTGTGGCAGACAAACGACGATTTTGTAGCAGCTGTTGTCGGTGGATGGAACGTTATAATGGATCTTTTTGACAAAGTGAAAATTTTTCATGCGGAAGTGATAGTAGGCATTCTGAGTATGTTTATTTCGTATGGCGCCCAAATTAAGCAGTTTATTCAAGATATATATAATAGCTGCGTGGATGTAATAAATGAATTAATTGATGAAGCGAACAAGATCCCTGGCGTACGCATTGATTTTAGATTGCAGCCCACTAATTTTGCGGATGATGCAGCTGATTTAGCGAAAAAAGCTAAAGAGAAAGGCGCTGCTCTTGTAGAAAATATGAAGACTGAGGCCGCTCGTAAGTCTGAAGAAAGAGCGGAGAACCTCAAAAAAATGATGGCTGATCGTAAAGCAAACCGGAACCCTCCTAATAATTTGGCTGGAGATAAGGCGGATATGGACAAATATTTAAACATGGCTAACCCCCAAGATTCGCCATTTGATACTACCAAAACAATGGGTGCAGCCAACACACCTAAAAGCATAGTTCCGACCAATATTCCTCGGGTGGATGAAGTTGGAACAATCGGTCAAATCAATGATACGGTCGAGGTTGCCAGCGAAGACCTTGAGGTCATGCGGGACTTAGCCGAAATTCAGAGTATCCAAAACTTCGTAACGTTGACACCTACGGTACAGGTAACTACCGGTGATATTCATCAGCCGACAGATGCGAACGAAATGATCCGGCGCATTGAAGAAGTGATGTCGCGCGAAATCGCAAATTCCGCTCAAGGGGTGTACGCGTGATGAAAGAACACTATTTTATTTACTTAAGCTTTAACAACCAGGCCGAAGGCTGGAGGCTGCCCGTCAATCCGGAATCGATTGAAATCAAGGAAGAAGGTCAAGGGAAAACGTACAATATTGTCGGTAAAGGCGGGGGCACGGAGGAGACTCGCGCAGGCGAAATCAACGTTATTCAAAGTCCAAAACTGAGGGAAGTCAGCTTCAGCAGCTTTTTTCCTTCAGCCGATTCGAATTACCCGTTTATTGTAAAGGGAATACAGGATCTTGTTGACGAGAAGAAGCATATTAATGATCCGATCTACGAGCCGATGAAATACGTCAGGGATATTCGCAGGTGGATGGAAACTAAGCACCCTATCCGTTTTATGTATATCGTTCGTCGTGAGGGAGCCGGCAGCAAACAAACCAGCGACAAAGACCTTAATTTCCCCGCCTCGATCGAAAAGTTCGAGTGGAAGGAGGTGGCCGGTTCCCCTGGGGATATCGAATATTCGATATCGCTTAAGGAATATGTCTTTTATTCTGCACGAAATATCCAGCCTGTTGTAGGCGACAAGGGGAAAACGGTCCTCATTCAGAAGCCGGATCGACCGAAGGAGCGGGATATTCCGGAGACATACGCTCTTGTAAAAGACGACTACCTGATTAAGGTAGCTCTAAAATTTTTCAATGATAGTTCCCGTGCCCGCGAGATTCAAAAGCTGAATAAAATCCCTGATTCCAAGCTTAGGTACCTTCCGATCGGTATGCTACTAAAGCTGCCGCCCAAGTAAGGAGGAATACGAAACGATGCTCCAAATTGAAATTGATAACAAAGACGGCTTCCTTTGGGATCTCTCCGGAATCGTTTCCGAAGCAACTTTCAAAACGACTCGGGCCGGGCAAGCTTCCAGCTTTGAAATGACCTTGATCAAAGGAGGATTCTACGAATCCGATAAATTCAAGTATGATCTTGGAGATATTATCCGGGTAAGGCTGGGCAGCCAAAACGTATTTTACGGATACATTTTCTCTATCGATAGTGGCAGGAATGAAACTGTAAAAATTACGGCCTATGATCAAATCCGTTATTTGTTGGCCAACGACACCTATCAACGTACAAATATTACAGCGACGGCCTTGATCCAGGAAATTGCCAAAGATTTCAATTTAAAGGTAGGCAAGCTGGACGATACGGGGTACAAAATCCCAAAAATTAGCGAAAGCAACAGTAAATTGTTGGATATTATTTGTAAAGCACTTACCAAAACGTTAATCGATACGAAAAAAATTTATGTTTTCTTTGACGATTTTGGGGAATTGTCTCTTCGCGATGCGGAATCGATGACCTTGGATGTTTGGCTTGGGGATACTAGCTTGGTTTACGATTACAAGCAAAAGCGTTCCCTCGATAAAACCAGCAATTACGTGAAGATTTCGCAAGAAAATAAGAAAAACAAACAGCGGGTTAATTACATCCTCCAAGACAGCAAAAGCGTTGCAAAATGGGGGCTACTGCAGCATTATCAGACGGTAGACGAAAATGTCAGTGTACCGAAAATCAATGAAATGCTGGACAATCTCTTGAAGCTCAAAAATCGCGAGCAAAGGACGTTTCAGCTCGACGCTCTCGGAGATATCCGGCTTCGTGCGGGATGTTACGTCTTAATTAACATTCAAGAGCTTGGAGTTAACAAACGGTTTTTAGTCAGTGAATGCACACATAAGTTTGATGGCAGTGCCGATCACACCATGAGTTTGGAGCTGATCGATATTGACATCAGGGAGGGGAAGTAATGGGGCTCTTAAATCTTATCAAGCAAGCCGGTCTCGATGCTGTCGAGGCGGGCAACCCGGTATCCGTTTTGTACGGAACGGTAATCAGCGAAAGTCCTCTGAAGGTGAACGTTGACCCGCGTTTCACGCTGACAGAGGACTTTTTAATTGTACCGGAACAGCTAACAGACTACCGGGTGACGGTTGGGGGACAGGAGATTGTTATCCGGGAAGGCTTGAAAACGGGTAACCGCGTTATTTTGCTTCGCATGCAGGGCGGGGAGCAGTACGTCATTGTAGATCGGGTGGTGACGGCATGATTCCGCAAGGCGGTGTGCTGGGAAACAACCGGAACGTGGAAGTTACGCAGCTTCCCAGCCGGACTTACCGGTTGGATAATGCGACGAACCGGATCGTTGGTATGACCGACGGATTGGACGCGGTCAAGCAGGCTGCGCAGCTCATTTTGGAGACGGAGCGTTTTGAGCATTTGATCTATAGCGGCAATTATGGCCGCGAGTTCGCCGGATTGCTTGGACGAGAGCCCGCTTTCGTGCAGACGGAGCTCCACCGGCGCATCCGGGCGGCGCTTATGCAGGACGACCGGATTCGGGATGTGCAGGACATGCGGATCACGGTTATGGGGGACGAAGCTTCGGCTTCGTTCACCGTCGTATCGCAATACGGCAGTTTTGAGATGACGAAAGGAGTGGGAGCGGGTGTATGAACATCAGACGTTTCAAACGATTTTGAACCGTATGCTTTCACGTGTGCCGGCGGACGTAGACAAGCGGGAGGGCAGCATCATCTATGACGCCCTTGCGCCGGCGGCTTTGGAGCTGACGGAGATGTATTTTCAGCTGGATACGAATCTGAATCTTTCGCTTGCGGATACGTCGAGCGGCGAATTTTTGGAGCGGCGTACGGCCGAATTCGGCGTTGAACGGGAAAAGGCCAGCAAAGCGCGCCGCAAGGGGCTATTTTACGGGAATGCCGACGCACCGGCGGATGTGCCGGTCGGCAGCCGGTTCGGGGCCGGGGACCTCCGGTATGCGGTCGTTCGCCGCGTTGGGGTTGGCGTGTTCGAGCTGGAATGCGAAACGGCCGGCGTCACCGGGAACCATTATTTCGGTGCGCTGCTGCCCATCGATTATATCGCCGGACTTGTCCGTGCCGAGCTGGCCGACGTGCTTGTCCCGGGAGAGGACGAGGAGACAGACGAGGCGCTGCGGAAGCGGTTTTTCCAAGGACAGAAGGAGAAGCCGTTCGGAGGTAACGTGGCGGATTACAAGCAAAAGATCGGCAATATTCCCGGTGTTGGTGGGGTCAAAATTTTCCCGGCATGGCAGGGAGGAGGGACGGTCAAATGTACTTTGTTGGGCAGTGATTTTAATCCGCCGTCTGCTGCTTTGATCGAAGAAGTGCAGACAGCTATAGACCCTACGGTGAATCAGGGCAAAGGCTGGGGGCTGGCCCCTATGGGCCATACCGTCACGATTGATGGCGTTCAAAACGTGAAGATCGACGTGGAGACGACGATTACGCTCGGTGCCGGCGTGACTGTAGGACAGGTACAGGGGGAGATTGAAGCCGCGATTTCGTCCTATTTGCTCGGTTTGCGGCAAACCTGGGCGGAGGAATCGCAGCTGATCGTCCGGATCAGCCAGATTGATGCGCGGATTTTGACCGTATCCGGGGTGAACGATGTGAAGGGTACCCGCCTGAATGGCGAGACGGCGAACATTACTTTGTCCACGGAGAAAATCCCGCAGATGGGGACGGTGAAGCTGCATGCCTAAGCTGATGGATTATTTGCCGGAGCATTTTCACGAGATTAAGGAAATGAAGGAACTGACTCGGACTGAGGACGAGGAGATCGAGGCGATAGCCCAAGTGGTCCGGCAGTTTTTGGATAATCAGTTCGTCACGACGGCGCAAGAATGGTTGATCAAACGGCGGGAGGATATGGTCGGCATTCGTGCGGATTCGGCGGTGGAGACACTGGAGTTCCGGCGTAACCGGTTGATTAACCGTTATTCCACACGCCCGCCGTTCACTGTCCGCTACCTGCAAAGCCGTTTGGATTCCCTCATCGGGCAGGGCGTGGCGAAGGTGGAAGTGGATGGGCAAAATTTTATTTTGAAAATTACGATGGGTGTGCCCGATGCGGCGTATTTCAAGGAGATCGAGCATACGGTCCAAATTGTCAAACCGGCGAACCTTGTATACAACCAGGCGACTTCACTGGCCGATCGCGTCGGGCTGGAGGAGCACATTTGGAAAACACCGCTTACCCGGATGACCCGGCTTTCTACGACGTGGAAGCTGGGGAGCACCCCATTCGCCAATCGTGGCAAGGAGGTACAGGTGAAATGATTCCTACGACGTTTTTGAGCGAGCTGGCTCAATTTACGAATACGCAAATTGCTAAGGTAGTCCTGAACGGGAGCTATGAGATCGATACGTTCCGGATCAAAAAAGTGGAAGCAGGCACCGTGGAGCTGGAGTATATGATTCCTGCCGGATCGGTGGCTGAGGTGACTTTGATTGAGCTCAAAAGCAGCAAAGGGCAAGTGGTAAGCTCCAATGAGGCGTATGTGCCGATTACGAGCGATACAGTGATTAAGCATACGGTGACCGTGAAGGAGGTGTAGGGATGGCATACGAGGCCAAAACGAATTGGCAACTTGACGATACGGTGACCGAGCAGGACATGAACCGGATCGAACAGGGGCTGAAGGATGCGTATGAGAATAGTTTGATAAGCCCGCCGCCTGAACAGGTGAACCTCGGATACGGTTTGCAGGTTGTGGATGCGAAAAGGACGGCACCGTTGGAGAATATTTGCATTAAGGGCCGGACGCTGGTGAATTTGCTGGGACGGGATGGAAATTTTGAAAGCAGCCCGACCGGGTGGAGTAATTTTCAATCTACCACAGTGTTTGATACGGCAAACAAATCTTACGGGTTGCAATCGCTCAAGGTGAACATCACCTCAACTTCAGGAGGCATTGTTCGAACGGGTCAAACATTTAAGGCAGGGAAATATTACCTTGTTTCAGCAGATATAAAGAATGGTAATGCCTCCCTGGCTTTTATAAGTTTGGATTCTCTTGGGCAATCGAATACGGTGTCAGACAAGACGAAATTCAGCATTGCTTACCGGAAAGTGAATCCCGCCTCCGATACAACTATCAATGTCAGCCTACTTGTAAATGGCGCTGTTGATCAATACGCATATTTTGACGGTGTCCGAATTTATGAAATTACGCAAACTGAGTATAACGCTATTGACAGTATGACGCCGGAGCAGATTTCCGTGAAATGGCCGTACGTTGATGATATAAAAAGCATCTACTCGCCTTATATTATCAAGCATGGGGAAAATCTGCTGCCGCCGTTTACGGAGTGGAATGTGACAGCTGGAAGTGGCGGAACGCCAAAAATGTCCGTCGATGATGCTTATTCCGTTAATCTGATTGCCGATCAGAGTGGCCAGGCTGTTTACGTTGATATCCCAGTTATACCAAATACAACATACACATTGTCGTTACCTTCATTACCTGTTAATGGGTATATAGGGTTCAACAGTTTTGATGCAAACATGCAATTTGTAAGTGCATATGGAGGCTTTACGTCTGATGCGAGTAAAACCATCACGACAGAGGGTAATGTAAGATACTTGAAGGTGATTTTTGGTAATAACACTTTTGGTGCTGGAATTTATAAGTTTATTAAACCTATGCTGAATCTTGGGCCCAAAGCAAAGACTTTCAAACCGCTCAACGAAGATTACCTCTTCTTTCCCAATGTTCAGCTCGCGTCCAACGCTGATGGAACGGTCTACGATACGTTGTTTCAACGCGACGGGAAGTATTGGAAGCTGACGAGGTTTAAGACAGTAGAACTAAGCGGGAGTGTGAAATGGGATAATTTAAGTAAGGATGTGGGCGTTAAAGCTATAACTACAGATAAAAACACATTATCCGACGCCCTCTTGGGTACTAACTCGCTTGGTATTACCAGCTTTGTAAAATATAACGGAAAGCTTCTTGCTGACTACCCGGGAAAATCAAATATCCCTGATACAGGATGGATTGCAGCTGATCAATCCGTTCGAGTAGCAATATCTAATGTAGACAGCGGATGGGGCGATTTGTATGATCCGTCATCCGAGGATATTGGAGCATATTTCAATGGATGGCGGATGTGCGATACATCTGATCCAACTGGAAAAACTCCTTATAATAAATCGGGTACACAAGGCTGGTTTTGGGTAACGGATACAAGCGCCAATCCTTCTATTATTTTCTCTCTTCCGACATATCGAGCCGGAAACGGGTGGAAACCTTATTCGCTCCAATACCAACTTGCCAAATCAACTCCAGAAGAAATTATAGTGGAAGGTGGTATTACGTTCCACGAAGGATTAAATCAGATAGAGATTGGTAACGGGTTAGTCGTACGGGAACAGGCCAGTCCATTTTTCAATGGCGATACCAATACTTATGTTAATAATATTTTTTTAGGTGGCGGTGCCTCTAAACTAAAAAATAAAACTTTAAAAATATTGAAAGTATATAGAAATGAATTGGAAGACAATGCAAGATGGATTTTTTACAAAGGGGCCCATACTTTTGGACAATCAGAGGCTTATGCTAAACTCGGAAACTACAATCCTTCAGCCGCCTATACTGTAACGTATCTTACTCTTGACCAATACTCCCTTACCTGCAATGTACTATCCATCCAAGGCGAATATGCAGGAAACGTAAGAACTGCCGTTGATACGATGGCAGCCGGTCAGGCCGATCTGCTGGCGCGAGTTAGCGTGTTGGAGAATACGAAAGCCCAGAAATTGCAAGGACAATGGATTACACCGACGTTATTGAACGGGTGGGTAAGTGAAGGAAGTGGTTATTCCAACCCGGGTTACTATAAGGACCAATTTGGGAATGTGCATCTCTCAGGGGTAATACGAAGCGGGGTAACCTCGACTTTTACGGTTCTTTTTTACCTTCCTGCCCGGTACCGTCCCAAAAACCGGCTTAATCTTGCGATCTTTACATTTGATGGATCCTCTACGGGCATTTGTTCGCTTCACATAGAAGCTGATGGATCTGTAAAAATCGGATCAATTAATTGTAAACAATATATTTCCTTGGATGGTATTTCTTTTTTAGCAGAGCAATAAAGGAGGGAGACAGTTGAAAGAAGCGATCGTTGTCGATGTTAACGGATTTTTGACAGATGTAACGCTTGTCACAGATGATGTGACAGGCGTTTTTCCTATGTTCAAGCCACATCGGATAACAGAAAGTACTGAAGAGTTACAACAATCGTCACCAGAGATAATCGGTTACATTATTGCTATTGCCGTTCCTTCAGGATTGTATAAGCCTAAATTTGATTTCAATGCCTGGGAGCTATATAACAAACTATCGAAGTCAGAAATAGATGGCAAAGATAACTTATTCACAGATGAAGATAGGGATAGCATTTTTGAAAAACCAAAAGAATTAAATTTGTGGATTGAAGGGCTATCCATGGAAATGCCCGATATTACCCATATCCAATCTAAACAATCTACAGGCAAAGAACAGTTTAAGTCTTTAACAGAAAAAATGAAAAATAAGCAGCAGCAGTTAATTTCAGGCTACAAGCGATTCTTAAATAAATGATGAGAAAACGAAACGAAATTTCTAAAGCTTTTTCCAGGCAATCGTTATATTCAGGTTAAACTATAAGGGAGGTAGAATGTATGTCATACATTGGAAAAACAAACTGGAGATATGACGAAATGGTCACGGAAGAAGATATGAACCGAATTGAACGTGGGATCTCGGCTATATATTCCGGCGCATATGTCATTGCTCCTGCAGATGCAACCGAAGTGTCGAAATCTCGCGCAACGTTGGTGCTGACAGGTGTCGACGATGATGTTCTAATAAATAAGGCCATTTCCGAAATTTACACCAATCCTTCAGGTGAATTCGGAGAATGGAAGCAGCCGACACTGCATTTTTTAGAAGGAAGGATAAATCTTTCCGGTACAATTTTTCTTAAAAGCGGACTTTGCATTTTTGGAGCTGGTGCGGCAAATACGATTTTCAAGCTTCAAGATAATTCCAAAAGCGATTTGTTCGGACAAGTTGCTGGTGAAAAAACACTGTATAAGAATCATCTTCGAGGCTTCGCAATTGATGGAAACCATGCCAACAACAAGGACAAAGAGTATTACGGAATCAATCTTATCCCTCAGGAAATCATCCTAGAGGATCTTTGGGTTTACAATTGTTACCGAGGTGCCAAACTTTACGGAGAGGGTTCGTACGGTGGATTTATTACCAAATGCATGATTCAGAACAATTATCACTACGGTCTTGCCATTGGCGGCGACTCTATTATGACCAGCTGCGGTATAGGTGGTAATGCTAAAGATCCCGCCGTGGAACTAGAGTGGGGGGCATGTGGACTGTTTGTAGCCGGGCATAATACACAAGTCATAGCTAACCATTTCGCCGATAACCTTGTCGATGTCTTCTCCAACTGGGGTTCATACAATCAATATATTGCGAACGTCTTCGAGGCAGGTTTAAAGGAAAATATTATTTTCGAAGGACGAGCCTGGGCAAACATCATTAACTCAAATCGCTTCGGAGGTCGGCATGCGGCCAGTTCCAATAATAATACTGACTCTATCGTGTTTCGAAATATTGATGCCAATGAAGGCGCTCAAGGAAATGTTATTTCTGGAAATAGTTTCAGTGTTCACGAAACAGCGGAAGTAGGATATAAATACTGCATTTCCGAGTCTGCTAATTGTGATAAAAACGATTTTCGCAGCAATAGTTTTGCAGGCAAATATCCTGCTTATTCACAGTCATCTCCGTTTCATGTGGTCGGTCAAGAAACAAAAGTTGACACAAAGCTCGAGGCAGCCAATGTAAGCATTATCGATTCGGCAAATCATTTTACATCAACAAATGTTGAAGGAGCGCTAGCAGAGCTTTTTACGTCTGCCAGTAACGGGAAATCAGCGGTCGCTGCTGCGATTACTGGCATGGGTCAAGCGGCTTCTCAAAGTGAAACTTTTGCTCAACTCGCTTCCAAGGTATCGCTTATCTCCAATGATGCTAATGCTTCAACCGGTGATGTTCTGAGCGGTAAGACGTATTATCAGGGTGGCGCCAAAAAAACAGGCAGCATGCCAAATCACGGGGCTGTGACTCTCACACCAAACGGTCATGGATCGATCGGGATTCCTGCAGGCTATCACAATGGGGGCGGAGTCGTAGCGCAGGTCTATGTCCCCGCAGGCGACGTGAAGGCTGGTACGACAATTGCAGGCGTAGGCGGGGCGATGCCGGATCGCGGAGCTATGACTCTGTGGCCAAGCGGGCACGGACCGGTAAACATTCCTGCAGGCTTTCATAATGGGGGAGGCCAGGTAGCTCAGGTCAGCGTTCCGGCAGGGAATGTTCTGGCAGGAACACGGATAGCTGATGTTGAAGGATCGATGCCGAATCACGGAGCTCCAAATTGGAACCCGACAACGTACGATCAATGGCTGCCCGCCGGTTACTATGGAGGCGGCCGGATTGCGGGTGACGGTAATCTTCGGGCAGAAAACATCGTTTCCGGTGCAAATATCTTTGGGGTAGCTGGTACTGGGATTCGGGTTGCCGTGGGCTCTGCAAGATGGAGTCAAGCCCCAGGACCAGAAAAGCCTTCGACTCTCACGGTCACTGGACTTGCATTTAAGCCATATGTAATTTATGTGGGACTTAATCCTCAAGGGTATGTCGGTCCTTATACTTATGGATATAATGGAGGGTTTGCAGACAACGGCAACGGCGGATTTTTCGTGTTAACATCGAGTCGTCACGTAGAGCGTTGTTTTACAACTTCGGCTAATGGGTTTTCGATTTACATTCCATGGAGCAACAATAACCAGCCATTCGATGGTATGGTTGACTACTGGATAGCTCTTTCACAATTTTAGTTATAGTTAAGGAGGACCATATGAATATCGGAAGACGTATTTATTATGAAAAGGATACAGGCACAATAGTCTTGGATACAGGCGAAAGGTCCGGCTCCGTGGTTGAAACATCGGTCGAAGAGGATTTCGAATCGTATAGTGTGCTTAAAACACAGCTACGGGAGACGATTTGTGTACTCCAATTAAATTATGGAGATTATGCAAACGAGTTTGCCAGTTGCAGCAGCGTGCGTGTAAATCCCGAAACATTGAAACTTGAGTTTAGCTAAAGCGAAATTTCGTTTGGAAACAGCCCCGATCCTATCGGGGCTGTTTTTATGCCCTTCTTTGGGCTGAAAGGAGGAGTACATGGAAAAATCCGCGATGGTCAAAACGGGTTTTGGCTTCATTGGCAGCTTCATCTCATGGGTCGTCGGCGGTCTTGGATTGGCTTTTACCATTTTATTGGGACTAATGCTGTTAGATTACGCGACTGGGCTCATGGCGGGATACGTCAGAAAAGAGCTCAGCAGCCGCACTGGGACGAATGGCCTACTTCGAAAAACCTACATTATCATTCTTGTCGGCTGCGTGTACATGATCGAACTGTCGGTCCTTAACTCAAACGGAGTGATCGGGGACGGCGTCGTTATCGCGTACAGCGTCATTGAGTTTCTAAGTATCGTCGAAAATGGCGGGAAGCTCGGGGTGCCCCTCGGGCCGCTAAGTAACGTCATTTCAGCGATCAAAGGGAAGGAGGAACGTCATTGA